CCGCTTTTGAAACTAAAAAAGTTAATCAACCATTTAATCATTTTTTACTCATCCATGCTGTCGTACCCATATAAGCGCCGACAATACCCGCTCCACTAAGGAATATAAGGTCGGTGACTGCACCTAATCCCTCCAGCTTCTCTGCCGAACACCAAGGTGATGCTAAAAATAAAGCATAACACCCCATAAACACTAAGGTGTACCTTGCCATTCGTAACTGAGCTAGATTTTTTCTTAACTCAGTTTCTGTCTTTTTTATCTCTTTAACGTGAGAAAGCTCCTCATCTGTTACGATGCCATCCCCATCTTCATCGTACTCAGCATACGCAGAATCTTTTTGTAATTTTTTCTGAGTCATAAAGTTACCTATAACTTTTAAGATACAGAAACAGTAACAGTGCCTAGTGAAGTGGTTGCTGATACTGTTCCTGAGTGTATTTCTGTTTTGCCGATAATCTTTAGAAAGCCGCCATCAGCTATATATATGTCTCCTTGAGACAGGAGATTATTATTTCCGTCCGTTGGTATTTCCTGAAGGTTTAACTGAGGGTTTTGTGCCTGCCTTAAAAATATTTCTAAGGCCCGCACCAAATCGCTAATGTATTTTTCATCTATGTTTTTAGGGGCTGTTGGAAGCCTTGGAAACGGTGTTACATTTGTAGCCATTATCGCCTCCCGTCAGGCCTCACATCCACTCTAGGGCTTCCCAGCCTCCATCTAACACCTAGCGTGTTGCAGTCTATCTTAATAGAATAAGCCCTGCCCCTTAGCCTTACATCTGCCTTATTTGTGTATTGCTCAAAAGGAACGGTTGTGGATGTTGCTGTTCTGTCTATCTGACTAATCTCTGATTGCAAGAAGTTACCGCCGGGAAAGTTGTTTGCCTGCAACGTGACATTTACCTTTGGGTCAGCGTTTGTTGAGCCGTTAAAGGTAAGGTCAGGTATTACCCTAGTTATAAAAGAAAACTTGTCACCCTCTCCCATGTCCATAGGGCTTGACTCAATAGAAGACACCATTACAGAGCCATCGTCACTGTATCCGCTCTCATGGTTAAATAGATAGTTACCTTCAGCGCCTATCGGAAAGTCTCTTATACCCTTATCCAAAAATGCTGATCTACCAAGGTTTCCATAGTACCAAGTGTTTTCAGCATAATTAAATATGACGTATCTATTGTTTTCACCTGTGCCACCATTGGCAGTGGAGTTCCCATCAGAACAATAAAACCATACGATCTCACTAAACTGAGAGTTTACGGCAGCGTACACTTTATCTGCCTGATCAAAGTCAAAATCAAAGAACACTCTTTCCTTGACAGAACATGGAAGCTGCTTTGTCTTACCATCATAAACATAGAAGTTTTGTCTGCCCATCCAGTATACAGAGTCTTCTACAGCTATTGCTGAGTTTGGCCCCATTATGGTGGTGTTAGACGCTATTGGCTGTATACCAAAAGTAAATGGCGCTCCAATAAACTGCATGGAGTGAACAGAGCTATCAGTTATGATTATAATCTCTCTTTTGGTTTCTATCGCTTTTACAAACTTAGACCCGGAACCTATGCGAAGATCTCCGGCAGTGTTTGTTGATGTGGGATTCCAATCTAAAAATGACTCTTGATCGGAAAATCTTATAAGCAAAGGATCTTGATCCGTTCCACCCAAGGGATTAGCGCCAAAAGCTATGACATGCCTATCTACATCGGACACCATGATTTGTTTAGCTATGATTGGACACTCTTTAGCTCCTGCTATTGATGATATTTCTACAGCCCTTGTTGTAAGTCCGTTAGTCTTATCCCAATGATATATAGAGCTGTCTCTAGGATTTATAAGCAGATCCTCTCCAAAGTTGTCCTGACTCCAAACCCTAAGAGATGTTACCACGCTGATTGTTGTGCCTGATCCCCAAGTGCCTCTACCCCAAGTTCCAGCTCCCCATCCGTTTCCGCCAACACCTGTGTTTAGTCCAGCGTTTATCTGGTAAACGCCATCAACAGCAGCGCCGCCATTGCCGCTATCGCTTGCATTGGCTATTACGGTGGTTCCTCCTGTGGTTTTTGCTATAAAGGTATAGGTGTTTCCTGATGGCACGGATGCTATTTCATACTCTTGATTTAGAACCGCCGCTGTTACCAGTCCACCCAAACTAACAGCGTCAGAAAAGGTAACAAAGTCACCCACCGATGCTCCGTGTCCGCTATCAGTTGCTGTAATTGTTGATGAGCCATCTGTTGCAGAAAATGTTACACCGTTTGTTGTTGTTTTTCTAATTGGTGTAATATCGTAAAAAGCCTGACCCTGTTCTATATAGTATTTGGATTCTGTCCCCACACCCAATAAATCAGAACCATCTAAAGCAACCCAGTTAAATAAGCCTCTGGCTGTGCCTATATATGTATTTTGAGAATACTTCTCCCAACCGCCTATCACCTCTGGATAGCCCTGCCTGAACCTGATTAAATCACAGTCTACCCATCCGCCCTCATTAGAGTAAGATGTGATATCCCTGTTTATTCCGGGGGTAAATTGCAGTTTGCTTAAAGCCACAGATATTCCCCTTATATTTCATCAGGCCAGTCATTTATTTTAGCAATAGTTTTTAATGAACCATCCGAATTACGCTCATCCTCAAACAAAGCCATGAACGCTGTAAGGTTAGCAGCGCCATTCAAAGCTGTCTCTATCTCTCCGCATTTGGTACGGACGGCATCCCTATATGTGGTAACTGAACTCGGTATGGCGGTGGACTTTTCTGCTTTACGAGTAACATACCAATCATGCACCGCTAGTTTGTTATTTGCTGTTTCCTTTGTCTGCGCTACCCACACAGACTTTAGGCCAAGCTGAACCATTTGCTGACCAGTCTTGGGGTCATTAACAGCCTTTCCATCGTCATCAACCACATTTACATCTGTTAGACTTTTTGGGATTAACGTGCCATCAGTTTCTCTACCAGAGTAAAAACGACTATCAAAGGGTGCTTCTGATGCTGGTGGGTCTTCCCATGTAATACCTATAGTTTTCTTTGCATCTGCACTATAACGCATCCATACTTTTGGGTATTGCGTACCATCTGTACCAGTAAACTCTCGTCCCTGTCTGATCGTTTGTCCATTATATTTCCACGGCATAATTATCTCCTATCGTGCATTAGCAAATTTAAGTGGGGCTTCGGCAAAGCAGAGGTATATGAATGTACCACCGTTAGCGTTCATAAGGCTGTTTTGATGTCTTAACTTAAATCCATTAGATAGAAAGTCTATTAATGTTGAATCAGTATATTCTTGACCAGAGGAATTAATATTAAGCATTTGAGCCGTAACATTATCTGGGTCTCTTTTATTATCCCTCATTAGCCAACTATCTGCTCCATCTGTACGTTTTATGATTAACCACGCTGGTCTAAATCCTGTATAAATAAACGGGCCATTTGCGTTAAAATTTCCAGTGTATGACCCAACTTTGCTATAGCCTTCTACACTATGAAAACAATACGCTATTTTTTCAGTGTCGCTGCCTAAATCAGAATGCCCACCCAAATATCCACCAAAACTAAATACTGTGGATGTAGGAACTGTATCATTAAAATGATTATACCCCGGATTGTAGGCCGCACCTGAAGTTTCAAGATTTAACATGTGAGTATTAGCAAGCACATCAGGCACTTGCACAAACCAGTTAGTTCCGTCTTTATCACTAGGTTTAGCAATTATGATATCGGGGGCAGCAGTAAGACCATGAGCTACTGTTCCTGAAGACACACCACTAGCATCCCAAGCCACAACAGAAAACCCTGCGTCTGTATTAGCTGTTAGTTTTTTTGCGGCTAGTGACCCAGCCAATGCCGAGCCGAGATTACTACCATCTATTTTTACACTACCCGCTGTTGGAGTAGCCCCATTCCCAGCAGAATTATCTGCTGTAGGTGTTCCACCCGCCAGCCAGTTCCAAGCCACAAAAGTAGCTGAAGACGCATTTACATTACCACTACTGCCTACTGTAAAACCATCAGCACCATAAGCAGTCAAATAATTAGCATTATCTTGCTCTCCATCAGTGGCTTGTGCCTGTAGTAACTTTGTACCTCTTGGTGAATCGAACAAATTATGTATTGTGGCAGCACTTCGTGATTTTATCCAGACCCAATCAGGTTGGAAACCAACACCTGTAATGGCATTAGAAGATGCACCATCGCCAGTGTAAAGCACCGTGTTAAAGTAATCGTCAGATTGTCTGCTTTGTCCGGGGCCGATTGTTATGTCTGGCATATTAGAAGAACACAGAGCTAAAAACCCACTTTCTATGTAATTAAAGTCTCCTATGCCTCCCGCATCGGAAGCACCCTGAGAAGTAAGCGAACCAGCAAAACTTCCGTCCTGACCAAAATTTGCTATTAGGGTTGTGCCAGCATAATCATGGCAACCTATAAACCAAGTGCTACCCGTTGCAGTGAATGTATACGTTGGATTAGAACCAGCAGATGGGTCACCATTATTGTTGCCGCTTGAGTCATACCAAATAGTAGTTGAGCCGCTTACGTCCCTGCGACCGAACCATAGCTTACCATTGTCAATATCAAAACAAAGAAGCCCTATGTCACCAGTGTCAAAGTTTGTGGCATCAAATAACTGTGAACCACTAGAGCTAGTGGCGCTAGTTCCGGTGTATACTCTTGCTCTAAAATCAATCCCGTAAGTGTCATCTATGCTTCCAATGTAATTACTACCATTGACGTAATATAAACGATCCTCACGGACAACCCCAAACATTCCCCTATTATCGCCAGACACATACAAAAATTCAGCGTACCACTTACCAGATGTAACAGCTATTGTTGCGTAGCTTGTGTCGTAATCTGATCCAGAGCCAACAAGCTTTAAGTTTCCCTCTGATAAAGTAGGGACTCCACCAGAAACGACTAACGGGTTTAACGTAGCAAAATTATTAGTCGGGCTGTCTAGCACGACATCTGTTGCGGCTAGGTTAGTTCCAGTAAAGTCAATATTATTTGAACCTGAATCATTGCCAATATCTGAACTATTATCAAATTTAAGATAAAACCCTGCGTTGCCTAATGTTAATCCTGAAACATTTTTTGGAACCCAAACTCCGTCTTGCGTCTCGCCGAAATCAGATATCGAGGTATCCTGACCATCAATAGAAATAAACTCAGCTATATACCCTGCTAAGTCGTCAGTGTCGCTAACACTACCAATTCTCATAGTGCTTCCCGTGTGCCAATTCATAAGAGTGTCTTGTCCGGGGTGGCTATTTAAGTCTAATTGAGTGCCGTTAACATAAAATTTTGCTCTGTTTGCCGCCGTAGATTGCGTAGTGTCAATAATTAAGACGAGATGATACCAAGCAGAAAAATCACGAAAAACTTGAACAGCGCCCTCGCCTGCATAGGCTTGAAAACTAGAAGCACCCTCGTAAATGTAAATTCTATTGTCTGCAAAGAACTGTAGCATAAGACCTTGAGCATCTGCCCAAAATACAGTGTTGACACCTGACCCTGATCCTGCTCGTTTTACCCAACAACTTATCGTAACTTTTTTTCTATTAGTTGCTGTCGGAGATGCAGAAGATATTGTGAGGTATCCACCAGACGAATCATCTATTTTTAACGATTGATCAATGGTGTGACTATAAAACGAACCTAGCGCACCTCCCGGCGCACCAGAGCCACCCAAACCACCATGATTGGATTTAATTAAACTCATTAAGTCAAAGCTCCAGATGCTGATACTGCTATGGTATTAGCTGTGCCGCTATCTACACTACAGAAGTAAGCAAGATGATACGTTCCAGCCGTTGATAATGCGGTTAGAGCAGTAGCGTTAATAGCTATGTCTGCATGTGCAGAAACAGTGTGACCACCACTATTGATTAAAAGTATATTGCCCGACTGCCCTGCATCTCCGTTAGTAAATGTCAGAGTAAAGTCACCTGAAGGTGTGCATTTAAAATCATTACCATCAGCGAGATTAAAACTGCCATCATTGTCTGTGGTAACGTGACCGACTGACCTACCACTAACTCCGATATCATCATTTATCGTAAAGATAGTTGTTCCAGTAGCTATTGAGGCAACAGTTGCATCAGCGTCATTTTTAATTGTTACATCTGTACCCGAACCCTGACCAGTGAGAATTAATCCCTCAGCAGCAGTAAAACCAATCGCCGCGCTATCTCCGGCAGAGGTGTCGCCATCTGGCTCAAATGTAGCCGCTGTAGCAACCCCAACAATATCCACATTTGTTGTACCAGTCGGAACAACAAGAACATCCGCGTCTGCGTCATTCTTCATGGTTATGTCATTAGTGCTACCCTGACCAGTTACAATAATGCCTTCTGCTGCGGTGAAGCCAATCGCCGCATTATCACCAGCGGCAGTGTCTCCATCAGGCTCAAAGGTCTCTGCTGTAGCCACGCCTACAATA